GCTTTCCGTACTTTATTCTTATTGACAAGCTTCCAGCCCATCTTTAAGTAGTAGTTGCGTGAAGTACCACTAGCTTTTTTATTTGGATTAAAAGCGTTAGGGGTCATATAGCCACCAGCTGCTCCAGAGGTTGATTCTTCTCTAAGCCATTGTTTAAGCTTTTCTTTCAGCTGTGTTATGGTTGCCATTAAAGTTCATTAAGTAGTTCGTAGTACTGTAGTAAGTTAATAATACAATCGTTGGTAACTTTTTCTGTCTTACCTAAAGGCTGAACATACTTTAAAACTTCGGTGATTTTAATTTTTAAGACTTCGTCTTTAAGTACACTTGTTTTCTTACTTAGTAAGTTTTGTACTTCTGTAATTTTAGTGTTGTAGTACTCCTTTAACTTGTCTGTATTATCAACTGCTGTAACAACCTCTCTTAGTACTTCTTTTTGCTGAGGTGTTAGGTGGTCATACTTCTCATTGAACTTCTCTAGTAGCATTTTGTAGGTTAAGATACGTAAGTCCTTACTGTATCCTTTGTATTCTTCTAGAAGTTCATCTGATTGTATCACTGTTGGTACTTTAGTTAAGTGTTCGAACAATGTAATCTTATTGTTAATTACCGTTTCTGGAGCTACTTTTTCTGATGATTGATTTTCGATCAGGTTATTTAGTGCTGCAAACACTTTGTAATTGCTTACTTTTGCTCTAAAGAAGTTTTCTACGTTATAACTTTCTTTGATTTCTCTAACTAAGTTATACTTTTGCTTTCTAATCTCTGTCCTCTTTAACTTCGTGGATGTCTCTACTAGAGTGTTGATGACCATCTCAGCTTTAGCTTCTGTTAAGTTCTTATAAGCACCTAACTGTTCGTATAGCTTATACTCTTTCCCTAATTCAGTATTAACAAAATACTTCTTAAGTATATTAATAGCGATAGAGTTCTTTCCCTCTAAGGTGTCAGAGGTGATCTGCCTTACTAGAAGTTCAAAAAGAAGTCCCGTATTTTTAAACTTTGAATGTTTTATTGACATCTATCGATGATTTTATAATAAATATGTGTTAAATGTTATTCCCTAATTTGTCTCTCATCTAATAAACCTTCTGCGCTATTTTGAGATTCAAAAACCATCTTTTTACGTACTGGTATCTCATCTAATAATCTAGAATGTTTTGATAGTTGTCTCTTAGTGGTCTCCATTGTAAACGGTGAGGTATTATCTCTTCCGTATCCCTGTTGGTCGTCAATTTTCATTGCTTTCTTACCCAATCTATCCATACCTAACGGATCGTTTTTAGTGTCTATATTAGAAGCTTTTTCTTCTGGTCTACCCACTCCTGGGCGATCCCTATCATATCCAGCAGGTACTGCATCCGGTCTATCGTAGACTCTACCTTTGCCGTAAGATGAAGCAATGTCGTGAGGGGTTCCGTAAGATTCTCCTGTCTCTAAAGGATCATTTCCTTCGTTTTCAATCTGAGACATTCTAAATTTACGTTTCGCATCCTGTAAGATTAACTCTCTCATCTCATCGTATTGATCTGTACTTAAGTGGAAGATGTTATCGTAGATCCAATCAGAAGAAATCAATTGAGAGTCCATCATTGTTTGTGCTAACTCAATCTTTTCTTTCATCAACATTACTCTTTCCTGATCATAAATGATAGAAGGTGTTGTTAATGACAATTCAAAGTTGGTTAATGACTCATCTCTGTATCCCTGAATGTATAAATGCACGAATGCAATCTTATAAAGCTCAGAAACCATAATTCTCTGTAGTTTTTCTACTGTTCTACCGAAGCGAATATCTTCTGCAGCAAGTGTTGCTTTACCTTGTAGCTTTTCATCATACCCTAAGAATGCTTTTGGAATCCTTAAAGCAGCAAACAGCTTATCTCTTAAGTAATTTACGTCTGTGATACCATCGTACTGCAAGCCACCTAATGTTTCGATCTTAGTTGATGAATCATTACCTCTCATGGGGATGTAGAAATCCTCCATTAAATTCTGCATGTTGTACTTTAAGTTATATTCACCTGTTTGTTGGTCAATATAAGGAGTACGCTTCATTTTAGAAATAGCCTTCTGCATAAAGTTTTCTACTTCTGCAGGAGGAATACCACCTACGTTCATATAGAATACTCTCTTCTCAGGAGCTCTTACAATCCTATGAATTAACATAGCATCTTCCATTAAAGTATACTGCTTGAATAATTTACGAGCAGGTTCAATGTAAGAACGGCCATAAGGTAAGTAGTTTACATCTGTTAATAAACGGAAGTGAGCTATTTCATAGTTATCAAAGTAGATTGACTTAGCATCGCTCTGGTTTGGTGTTTTAAAATAACCGTAGGTATCTGCTGCTAGTCCGTCTGGGTCATATCTGTATCTTACTGCTGTTGGATTTTCTGGATCGTAGTTTTCTTGTCTCTCTATGTTAAAAGCTGAGAAAGGAATAACATTATAAACACCGTATTTTTCTGAAGCTTCTAATTTTAAGAAGAAATCTCCGTACTTACACATGTTTCTGATCCACCAACTTAAGTTAAATTCAATATTTAATACATCGTAGAATAGGTTGTAAAGGATTTTCTGAATGTTCTCATCAGAAGATCTAATATGTAGAACCTCTCCCATATCGTTCTTAAGGGTAGATTCTTCAGAAAGAATATCAAGGGCAGAAGCAATGATTGCGTCTGTGTCCATTGCATCATATTCAGAATAAAGCTGAGTTCTTAATGTTTGGTAATTAAATGAAGATTGGTATCCGTAGAGAGATGTAGGTGATGTAGTGTAAATTCTATTGTACCTAGCCATTAAGGAGTTATTTTCTAACTCTCCTGACATTTGAATTTGGTTTGTATCTGCTACAGATAACTGATTACCTCCGACGTTCCGAATAATAACATCTGTAGAAAAAAGTCTACGTAATCTTGAAAATATACTAGTATCAGCCATTGTGTAGTGTTAATATAAGTATAAATAGTTAATAAATCCAGCTTATATCTTCTTTTCCTCCTTTACCATTGTCGATCTCATAGGGATTAGCTACGTGAGAGGGTAGGTAAACACCTTGGTGAGTGGGTCTTGTAACTGATATGTTGTTTAATGCATTACGGGTTAGGTCTAATCCCTGCTGTCTGAATTTCAATGCAGTATCTCTAATGTACATAGCAATACCGAAAGCCATAACTAAGTCGTCATTATAGCCGTGCTGTGCTTCTGCTTTACCATTCTTCCATATAAACACTTTCATCTCTTCGATTAAACGTTTAGAACGTATGGTAACTGCTTTCTCATTAACGTATTCTTGAAACTTACCAACAACTAACGGTCTAGTTCTTGAATTCATAGAGAATCCGGCAACCATATTTGAGTTATAATCGTATTGGTCGAAATAAGAATCGGCAGTCATATTACCTCCTTTTGGTGAGTAGTATAAGTTAAGGTATCCTCTATCGATAACAGTCTGAATTGTTGACCATCCAATGGATGCGTTTTCAATTACTAATAATGCTTCGTTATATTCACTGGCTATGCCTACTAGCAAGTATCCAAATTCTTTAGTTCCTAGTTGTCCTTTATATTCTCCAACTTGAGAATTGTTTTCAATATCAATAACATGGAAGCTTGAAAAGTCTTTTCCATCACCTCTAGCTACGTCCGCTACTACCATATAGCTTCTTGAATAGTCAACAGGTTCCCAGATCCATAGGTTGTGATCTACACCACGTCTTTCCATCGGTTCAGACATATAAGTCTGCTGGTAGAACTCTAAGTACTCACCGTAGAATACGGTATCCTCTGATGTTGAGAAGTCACAGTCACATTCCTGTGCTGCAAGTCTTGGATCTCCCAGTAAATTGTCTTGAGCATCTCTCCAAGTCTGATCTCTTTCAGGATGGACGTACCAAGGTAACTTAATTGGTAAGAATTCATTCTCTTTTGCTTCTCCTCTAACCCAGGTTTGGTGAAACCAGTTACCAGTTCCGTTAGGAGTTGATAGTACAATCGCACCACCCCCCGTTGCTAAGGTCTGTTGAGCAGATGCCCATGTCTCTCCGATGTTATCAATAAAGGCCGCCTCGTCAATTAACAGTAGTGATACAGCTTCTGAACGAGCAGCATCTGAGTTTGATGATTTAGCTGTAATTTTAGACCCGTTTGAGAGCCTTAAGCTTAGTTTGTTTTTCTCTTCTGCATCAATTCTTAACCAGGAAGGTAAGTTTTCATACATAAACTGTACTTTTGACACCAAGTTACGTGCAGTCGCCTGCGTAGTCGCTAAGGTTAGAACGTTCTTATCTTTGTGAAAAAGCATTAACCATAGTGCATATCCTGCACCTAAAGTCGAAATACCTAACTGTCTTGACTTTAAAATGATAGAATATGGGTTATCTTG